GCCAGCTCGATGCGCGGAGGGCCGGGCGGCTGCGAATAGACTGCGTAATTCATCGCGCCCCCCCTTCGAGGTCCACGATTTCGCAGAACTCCGCAAGGCGGCGTGTCGTCGGGTTTCCACGGTCGGCCCCGAGCCGGGCACTGAGCCACGCTCCCGAGCCGTTGGCCGTCCAGAGGAGCGGCTTCTGGCCGCTCGTTCGGATCTCGATGAGTTCCTCAAGCTCGGCGTCTGCGCGCTCAGTGCTGGGCGCTTTCCCGAGGTCGTCGAGGAGAAGCACGTCGGCGCGCTTGAGCGATTCCAGAGCGGCGCGGGCGTGTCCGCGCTCCTCGGTGGTCCCGGAAAATGCATCCATCGCGAGGCGGGAAAATCGGTTGTGCGAAACCGAATTGACGCGGAGCCCGGCGAGGTGCGCCTTGCGAAGCGCCAGGAACGCGCAACGGGTTTTCCCTTCCCCGGTCTCCCCTATGAGCCCGAGGCCCCGGAATGCTCGCGGCTCGTAGCGGCGGACGGCCTCAAGCGCCAGCGGGTTGAGCCCCGGGTGGGTTTTGTCGGTGTCGCGGTATTCGGCAGGGCAAACCCTCTTCCATGCGGCGTCTTTTTCGGCTGCCGCCTCAGCGGCTTTCATGGCCACGGTCGTTTCGTTGAATTTCTGAATGCACCCGTCGCAGCGAGTGCTCCCGAAAACGAGCTCCCCGAACCGAACCACTGTCCGCACAAATGGCGCTCGGCAGTCGTGGCAATCGTAGGTTTCTTTTTCCATTCTTTGGCGTTTCTTTCTTTTTTGGGGTGGTGAATTGGTTTTGGGATGCCCCGCCGCTGCGCGTGGCGGGCTCTGGCGCTCGTTCTGGCGAGCGGGCAGGGTGGAGAGTGCGGACTAGAACCCGAACGGGCCTTTTTGACGGTGCAGCGCGGCTTCCTTTTCGCGCTGCGTTTGGCGGGTGGAGCCGTTGCGGGCGGTCGGTTGTGACGGCCTCCCGTCGGCCTCCCAGTAGGTCCGAACGGTGGTCAGGAGCGGCCTCCACTTCCGCACGGGCTGCGCCTTGTGAACCCATCCCACAGCTTCCATTTCGTCGAACCACAGACGCGCCCTCCATTCCGGGAGCCCGATGGCGTCGGCAACGTTCTTCACGCTGGGCCAGTCGGGAATCTCCCGGGAGCCCACGCTGCGCGGCTCCTCCTCGCTCACCGTCGCGGAGGCGCTCCGCTGCTCCAGCTCAACGCCGTTGCCAGCCTCATGCGTGCGCGGTGTGTGTGTGTCTTCTTTATTCTGGCTTCTGGCTTCTGGAAGGCATGCGTTTTGCATATGCAAACCCGATGCAATTGCATTGCGGCTGCATTCGTTTTGCATCGGCTTTGCATCCTTTGGGGCTGTTTTCCCCTCCCCTGCCCATCGCTTGAAGGCGTTCGCCCTCTTTTTCTCCGCGTGCTCTATCATCGACGCCCTTTCTTCCTCCATGCGGGCGCTCTGCAAACCGGATGCGGAACGAATGCAAAACTTATGCAAAACCGATGCAATTGCATTCCCGCTGCATCCGCTGATTCTGGCCAGTTTTTCCGCGTCGTCTGGAATCGCTCCGTTTTCCCACTGGTAGCAAAGCAGGCGGATAAACGCCCCAACTTCCTCCGCACTCATGGCCACGGTGGAGGCGATAAAATCCGTGGGAAAGAACTTGAAGAAAGGCGCTTTCATTTGAGCGTCCAAATTGACGCCCCGGGCGTGTTGTGGCCTTTGCGCCGGAGGGCAAAGCCTCGCCGCTCAATGACCCCGCGCTTTGAGAGGCTCAGGAACACCCCGCCAAATGCGCGGGCGTCGTGCGGCGTGATGCCCGCCTCAATCGCGGCGTCGGTGATCTGCTCTCCGGTTGCAATGCCCTTTAGGCGTAGGAACGAAATGACAAACGCTCGGGCCAAACCGGCAAAGCCTGGGCACGCCTCCTCGGCCTTAGGCATGACCCTCGCGAGAGCTGCGTCGCGCTCGGAAAAGGCGCTCATACTACGACCTCCTCTCCGGGCAATGCTTCCCAATCTGAGAAGGTAAACCGGCCCGGAACCATCTCGGCGTCTTCGACTTCGTAAATTGCGATTTTGCGAACGGAAGACGTAATTCCGACTGCGAATAGCCGATCGTCGATTGCGCCGGCGTCTGTTGGATTGGCGCAAATACCGATCAGAAGACCGGCGCTCGTTGCTGGAATGGCCGCAAACACTGCGTAAACGCTCGGAACTTCCTCGTCAAAATTGATAGGGTTACCCCTATGTCCCTTTTTTGGGGGTCGGTCTTCATCCTCAACCTCTTCATCCTCATTCCCTCCGAAGTCGCCAGCGCTTGCCCAAAGAAAACTCCCATTGCGGTGCAGCTTATAGAGGTCGTCGTCGTCGTCGCTTGCTCGAACGCGAATCTCTCCATTCCAAACAAGCTTGTCCGCCATCGTTACTTCTGTTCCGTCCGCGAGTGTGTACCCCTGAACGTGAAGCCGGATTGTTTGCGGTGGTCGTGTTCCGCGGTAGCTCATTCCCCGCCCTCCTTCCGATAAACCCCGTCGTCGCCCTGCTCATAGCCGCCCTTTGCAAGCGCGCCCTCGATCGCCCGGTGAACGTGAGCGAACGGCGACACCGTCGCGGTTTCCGAAAACTCACCGTCCGGGCCGGTCGTGCTCAGCGACACAGAGACGCCCTCCAGCGGGAGCTTCTTCTGGTCTGGATCTTCGAGCGGGTGCTTTGCCTTTACGGCTGTCCTAGTCGAAAAGGAAAAGGCCGTTTCCACCTCGTCCTTGTCGAGGTTGAGCACGCCGCGAAGGCTCACGCTGAATTTGAGCGGCTCCTCGGAGTCCGTGCGCGCTTCGGCTGCGCGTGTGATGGCCCTGAGCATCTCCTCCTCCTGCTCCCCGATTGCCGATTGCAAGTCGGCAACCATATGCTCCCGAAGCTGTTCTATCAGGTGGTTCTTTCTCATTTTGAAGTCTTGGTTGTCGTTGATTTTGTCGCGGGTTTTGTCGCGGCTTGGCGTCGCTTGACGCCCTGCTTGATGCGCTCGACATAGGCCTTCTCCCGGGCGGATCTCATGCCTCGCTTGTCCATGTAAGCGGCGAGGGCGTCCTTCATGCTCTGGAGCGTTTTCTTCCCGGGCACGTCGCTGTTTGTGCGTGGCTTCTTCATTCGCTCAGCGTCTGGCGGATTGCGTGGAGTTCCTCCTTGGCTTGGCGCTTCTCGTAACCGATCCAGCCCTCCCGGGCCTCCTCGATGAGTTCAAGGCGCGTCAGTGCCTTGAAGATGTCGCGCTCGGCTTTTTGGATCGGCCCGAGGATCGCTTCCCGGAGTTCCTTGAGTACGGAAACTGCCTCGGCCCTGCCGTTGATCGAGTTCACCGTGATTCGGTCGTTGAGGATGGCGAGAACCTCTCTCATGCGGCCTCCTTCCACGGGCGAATCGTCAAAGGCTGAATCTCGCCGCAGTAGCCCGGCCAGTGTGCCGCGTCCGTGCATTCGCGGAGGGTTCGGAGGTTGGCCCGGTAAATGTCCCGGCCACGCTCAAGGCTCTCCTCGTCGAGCTGGAAAACCCGGATGCCATAGGGCGCGGCCTTCTCAACGGCGATGAAGAGGAACGCGGAAGCCCCGAGGAGGTCCAGATACCAGGCGGCTTGGCGGTGATAGCCCCACTTGCGAGCGTCTCGCGGAAACTCGCGGGCGTCCTCGCACGTTTTGATGTCGGCCACGACCGTCCGCCCTGTCTCGTCGGTGAAAACAAGGTCGAGCCGCCCTTTGATCGCAAGGCCCGTGTCGAGGCACCGAGAAAACACTGAGACCTCTTTTTGCGCCTTGTGGAGAATCGCGCTTCCGATCGGGTGCGCCTGCATTGCGGCGGTTGCGCCTGCGATGTCCTCGCCCTCCTCGGCGCTCAAGATAGGGAGCGTTTGCGCATCTCGCCACGCCTTGCCCTCCTTGGTCTGAAACGAAAGCCCCTCCGGGCGGACAACGTGGAGCACTCGCTCGGGCTCCAAGAGCGCCCCGTGGAGCACGGTCCCGAAAACCTGCGCGGGCGTGGGTTTGCTGGGCGTCCCTTTGGCGAGCATGTGGGCGCGGTAATGCGCCGGGCTTTGCTCCATGCGTTTCAAGTCGCTGTTGGCGACCCCGAGCGCGCTTCGATAATCTGCGTCGGGCATTCCGAACCGGATGTCAGGCGGGCCAAAGCCGCGCACCGTTGGCGTTGAGAAGTCGCTCATTCGCGGCCCCCTTGCAGCATGTCGAGAACGTCCGCGAAGTGCGCGACCGCGTTTTTTGCCTCGTCGTCTGTAAGAGTGTCGAGCGACTGCGCCCTGCTGGCAGGTTGGAGCACGCGGAGCATGTCCGCTTCCTCGACTTTCGCGGAGGTCATGAGGTTTCGAAGGCCCTCGTGCGGTGTGGCCTTGGGCGCAACCGTCCGCCGCCGTGGCTCCTCTGGCTGAGTCTCAATCGGCTCCTCTGCTAGAGGGGCCTGCAACTCGGCGCGCGGCGTGATCTGGACCGACGGAAGCGGCGTGATCTGCACAACGTGCCCGCTCACGCTCTTCTCGGCGGGAATGTCGCTCAACTCCTCGGTGGTCCTCAGGCCTTTGAGAACGTCCCCGAAATTGTCGCGTAGGTTGAACCCACGGGCGCGGAAAAGGAGCATCCGCTCCGGGTATTGGCTCCACGGCCCGGACTTGCCCCAAAGTCCGGCTTTCTTGGCGTCCGCCACGCTGAACCGATGCGTCAAAGGCTCGTGCCCCTCGCGCTTTGATGTGACCACGGCGGCGAGGGTGTCCCCCGCCCCCTCGGTCTTTTGGGTGTAGCTCTCGCAAAGGCCGGAGGCGCGGACCAACGCCAAGGCGGCGTCTCCGTAGATGCCAGGGCGACCGTTGATGACGGCCACGTTCTGCAAAGCGGCCATCGGGCTCAGGCCGATTTCAAGGCCAAGCTGGATCGCGGGAACGATTGCCTCGGGCGTCTCCATGCCCTTCGGGGCAAAGGGTGATTTGGCGATGCACGTTGCAAAGCGCCAGAGCTGCTCGAAGCTCTCAAGGGAGACCCCTTTCGAGGTCATGACGAGGGGCGCTTTTTCGGGGTGGTTACTCATGTTTTTTTCTGCGTTTGGTTGGTTGGTTGGTTGGAAAATCAGAGGTTCCGGGCCTCTTCGCGCTCGGAGCGACGGCCCCGGACGAAGCCTGTAGCGGCCCCGAGGTCGTGCCCCTCGGCGTGTCCGCGCTCGTAGCCTCGCCAGTAGGCGGCTATCGGAGCGACAAAGGAAGTTACACAAACGAAAATCAAAAGGGCTGTCATGTTGTTTACGGGGTGGTTTTTTGGTTACTTCGCCCGGAGCCAGAGAGCGGCCCCGGTCAGGAAAAGGGCGGCGGCGATGAGTGCCGCCGATGTCGAGGGCCTCACTGCGCGGCCCCCGGTTGCTGCATCGGCCCCACTTGGGGCCAGTGGCGGGAGAGAAAGCGGTTGGCGTCTTTTGCTGCGAGCCGGTAGCCCCGGACCCCGGGGAACCGCTCGGGCGTGTAGCCTGCCGCACGGAGGGCGTCCCGGACCGCCTGCGGCGTTTTCCGGGCGTGCTCGGCCAGCATTGAAATTGATACGTAGGTCATGGAAAGGTGTCTTAGACCCCGGACGCAAAAGAAAGCGGGTCGCAAGCGGAGGCGTCTTCGTGCTCGGGAAGGTGACTTAGACCTTTTTCCAAAAAACAGAGGAGTTGGGCCTGCATGCTTCGATGTTCAAGCTTTGCCCTTGTCTTGAGCTTTCGCTTTAGGTCTCGTGGGATTTTGACGTTCAGCGGCTCTAGTTTCGGCTGCGATTTGCTCATAGTCTTCTGCGGTTAACTCGATCCGGTTTGTCTCCTTCGCCAAAATCATCACCACGATGTCGGTGAGGGTGGAGCCCAGCATCTTGGCCAATTTTTGAAGCCTCCTTTTCAGCGTCCTCGGGACGTAGAAGGAAAGAGTGTCTTTGTCGGCGGAGCGTTGGCTTGGCATGACGTTGGGAAGTGCTACAAGGTCTAAGACACCCGAGCAAACCTTTTTTTGATTTTTTTTCTGCCTGATTTTCGCGGCGAGTTCTCGGGGCACGGAAAGAAAGAGAGTCATGCGGCCCGTATGCCCGCGCACGGTATGCCCTGCAATGCTGGAAAACAGAGCTTTCCAGCGCCTTGGAACGGTCGGCGACCGCCGTCGCCGCCTTAATAATAATAAGGGGCCCTGATGCGTTTCTAGGGGTTTCCCCCGATGCTCCCCGGCGAGGTTCCCAAATTGGGAAGCGGCCTCTCAGTTGAGTTCCCAAAATGGGAAACAAAGCCGTTTGACGCTCGGGAAAGGCATTCCGTGAGCGTCAAGAAACGCCCGGGCCCCGAGGGGTAATTACCCCTCTCGGGAGGGTAATTTCCCCTCCTGAAAACTCTGGCGCGGTTCATTTTGTGCCCTCACCTGTGCCCCCAGAAATCCGCAAACCCTTTGCCCTGAATGCTTTGCGGCGCGTCGGCACAAGACTTAGGATCTGGTTCTTTACAGAGTAGGGGTTCGAGTCCCCTCCCCGGCATTTCCTCGAAAACCCCGCCAAGCCTTCTGTTTAAGCGGGCTAGCGCAAGGTTGGGTTGTATTAGCGCCAAACTAAGGCAAAGTCTCCGCATGGCCTCTCTGCCCTCAAATGTGCCCTCATCCTGCCCTCAAAAAACTGCCGAGCTGAAACATGACGGGAGGGTGTGGCCGCTCATATTTCAGGCCAAACGCGGCTGGCGGATGCGCTCGCGCTCGAAAACTCACCCCGTGGACTTCTGGACCGGGACAACGAACCTTTCGGAGGCGAAGGCCAGGGCGAAAGAGTTCCTCGAAAAGCACGCTGCGGAGGGCTGGAAGCCGGGCCGGGGCGGCGGATCGCTGGAGGACCTCGCCCGGCTCTACCTGGAGACGCCCAAAAGGACGAAGGCGAACGTCGCCAAAGACAACGTTTCCCGCCTTCGGACAGTTTGCCGGGTCGCGCTTGGGAAAGAGCTGTCCGCCGTAACCTGTCGGGAGGTCGGCCCGGATCTCTGGCAACGCTACCAACGCGCCGCTCTGGAGGCCCAGGGGCTCCGGTTCGATCTCGCCACACGCTACCGGGAGAACATCGCCGTCAACTCAGCCGTGCGGGTTGCGCGCTGCCTGTTCCTGCCCGCCCTGGTGCGGGTCTATCGCGCTGAGGGGCTGGACTGTCGGACGGAGGCCGGGGAAGCCGTGATGCTCCCGGAGCCATACGTTCCGCCCTCGAAAGTGGACGACGCCGCGCTGATCGAGGCGTGGCGGACGCTGGAGGGGGAAGACCCGGCGCTCTGGCTCGTGGTCGGGCTGGCCCGGTTCGCCGGGATGCGCCGGGAGGAGATTGCGGCGCTCCGGGCCGGTTGGCTGGAGGTCGAGGGCGCGCTCGTTCGGGTCTCTCTCAGGGACCGCCCGGAGGAGCACTGGTGGACGAAAACCGGCAAACCCTACCGGGCGGAGGTCATAGAGGCTGGCCTTGCGCGGCACCTCGCCGCGTTTGCCGCCGTGGCTCCACCGGACGCCCTGGTTGTGGTGTCGCCCGGGACCGTCGAGCGGTCGCGGTGGTTCGAGAGGGAGCCGCAAAAATGGCTCCACGCGCACGGGGTCGGCGCGCTCAAGCCGCTGCACAGGCTTCGGGGACTGTATGCCGACAACGTGGCCACGCTCACTCGGGACGCCATCGCGGCCCGGCTCGCGGGCGTCCGGGCGGCGCAAGAGGCGCTTGGGCACACCTCAAGCGCCACCACGGAGGCGCACTATTTGACGCCCGCCCACTGATCCACGATTTGCCCGAGGGAGAGATTTCCCGCCTCGGAAAGCTCGCGGATCTTTTGGAGCGTCTCCGGCGCGACGATGGTGTTGAGGCGGACGCGCTTTTTTTCTGCGGGAAGCGGTTTGCGGCCTGTTTTTGTTTTCATGGTGTGTGTGTGTGCTCGTCCGGCTTTCCCGGCTCCCTACTGCCCCCGGGGATTCCGGGGGCAGGGTGGGAACTGGTTAGGCGTCAAAACGCACGGGCTCCAACCCGTCTCGCCTAGGGTTGTCGCTGTGCCCGTAGTAGGCTTGGACCCAGCGGTCCCCGTGGCAGCTTTCAGCCGTCGCAATGCGTTTAAGCCCCCGAGGTGTGCAAAAAACGAGGCGGATTGTTCCCGGCCCTGTTCCTTCCCCGGAAACGAGGGTGAATTTTTCTTTGTTCGTGGCGTTGGTTGTGTTCATGGCTTTCGGTTGGTTGGTTAGAGCGGAGAAATCGGCCCGAGTGCGCTGCCGTCGCGCCAGCTTTCAGGCAGGTCGAAAAAGTAGGCGTCTCCTCCCCCGTCGGAGGAGGCTAGGCATCGGCAGCGGCACGCCGCTTCATACTCCTCTTCCGTCGAATTTTTCACGTCGCGCAAAATCCTAGCGTTGGCGGCACTCAATTTGGATCGGTCGCCGATCCAGGAATATGCGCCGTCGTCCACGATGTAGAGTCGGCGCGGGTCAAGCCGCTTGAGTTTTAGAGCCGCTTTGATGGCTGCGATGGCGCATTTTTCGTCGGCTGTGTAGGTCGTGCTTTTGGTGTGTTTCGTGTTGTTCATCAGAGAACTATTGCACGGCCCCCTTTCGTTTGCAAACAAAATTTGCAAATAAATTAAAGAAAGTGGGAGCGGTTTGGCTTGGCGGTGCGCGGTCGGCCTGTTAACTGGGCGGGATGGCTCTGATAAAATGGAAACACTCGGCCCTTGTCGCGTTGGCTTTGCTCGTTGGTGTGCATTCTCCCGCAAACGCTGCGGGGGCTCCTCCTGCCACCGGGGAGAAGGTGTTGCTGGACTCATCCGCCCCGATTGTGGAGCCCGTCCACGTCGAGGACCCGCTGGACGCATTGCGGGCAATGGCCGTCAAGGCGTTCGGGGCCGGAACAACGGTTTACAAAAAGCGCCAGAAAAAAGGCGAGAAGGCGTTGCCGTGGCTTGAGGTTTCAGCGCCAGCGAGAGACAGCCTTTCCGAAGCCCTCGGCGGGGCTCGTTCGGCGTTCCTGCTTCAATGCAAAGATTTCTTCGCGGCGGCGTTTACCTCGGACGAGCACAAGAGGTGCGCCGGTTTTGTTGTTTCACGGGCCGGGCGGGTTCAATTCGAGGGGCAAACAAAAATTGCGACGATTGCTTCCGCATCACTGCCCGCCGAGGTTGGGCGCAATGCTGCGTGGCCGATGAGCACGAACGAACTCGCGGCAATGCTGGAGAGCAAAGGCGCTCTTTTGAGTCGCTGAGTTATTCCAGCAAAACCTCTTCCCCCGTCGCTGGATCGGCGCTCGATCCCCCTGCCGCCTTCGCCTTTTTCTTGCGCGCTTCTTTCTGCTCCAAGGCTCGCGCCTGCGAGTTTTCGCCCTCGATCTCGGTGACATAACCGCCCGATTTGTCGAGGCGGTGGGAAACTGTCTTGACGAGCCACTCGCCATTGAGCGGGGCCGGAAAACCGGCGAGCACGATGGAGCCCTCCGCGATGAGGTCCGGGCGTCCGTAGGTCGTGACGCGCACGGTCTGCGCGCCGCGTGCGAGCTGGTCGCGGATGGCGTCGGCGGAACGCGTCGCTTCCTCCTCGGTCGCCACGGGGAAAGGTGTTTCGTATTCCGCGCCTTCCTCCTCGCTGCCCTGGTCATCGAAAGCTTCCACCTCCACCTCTTCGCCCGTCAGCGTGTCGTGTCGGCGGGTGCGGACTTTGGAAACGTTGGAGCGTTGCCCGAGCTGGATCTCGTAGGCGCTGCACTCGGACTTGTTGAGGGTCACGGCCCCGAGCTTCTGCCCGGTCGCGGATCGGCTTTGCCCGCGTCGGACGAAAACGAGACTGGAGGCGGTCGGCTTCATGAGCGCCCCATAAGAACGCGCAAGTCGCGTCAAAAGGTTCATGTCGCTCTCGCTCGTCTGGTCGATGTGCTCGATCTGGACGGCTGCGAGGTCGGGCGCGATGGCTGGCGCAAGGCCTGCGTCGGCGGCCAGGGTGCGCACAAGGTCGCCCAGCGTGATGTTGTCGAAGCTGCGCGTTTTGCGCGTCTGAAATGGTTTGAGCCCCCCGGCTGCTGTGAACGGCGCGGCCTTGCCGGAAATGGTGAGCACGTCGGGCGGGCCGCTCAGCCTCACCTCGTCGATGACGAACTGGCCCATTGCGCGAAGGTTGCCCACGTAGCCCAGGGAGATTTCGAGCACTGCGCCGGATTCGGGGATGATGATGCGCCCGTCCCCGTTGGCGAGGTCGATGGTGCATGAGTCGGCCTGCTCGGTGGCTTCGTCGGTGATACTCAGCCCGAGGAGGCGCGCTGCGTATGTCGCGGTGATGTCCTGCCCCGCGTTCGTGATTTTAAAGGCCGGGGTCACTGTCAGTCAAAAAGCCGGACGTTTTCGCGGGGGGCTGGCTCGATCTCGGGAAGCTCAAGTGAAAGCCCTGCGGGAAGCGTGATGTATTGGCCCAGGTCGAGCGCCCTGTTTGCCTCAAGGACGGTTTCGACCTGCCCGGCCAAGGTTGAGCCGTAGAAACGGAATGCGATGTCGTCGAGCATGTCGCCCGCTTTGGTGGTGTAAACGCTCATCGGCTCAGCGCCCCCAGTAGGCCGGAGCCGGAGACTTGAAACGGCCCGAGTTTGATTGTCGGCTCCCAGTATCGTTTGAGGATCAAAGAAAACTCCACGCGGTTTGCGGAACCGTCGCCCCGGAAAACCTCCTGCCGCTCGGCAATATCGGTGATGACGTAGAGCCCGAAAAAGTTGCCCATCCCGCTGATGAGCGGGAGCGGAAGGCCGAGGTCGGCTTGAAGACGCATGAGTGCAACCTGCCCGAGCCCGCCCTTGAAATGCGGGAGAATCACGCCGTCGAGGTTGAGCTGTTCGGCGGCTTTGCCGGTGTATTGCATCAGCGGGGCATCCCCCACGCGTTCCTGTTCGGCCCACGCCCAAGCGTGCTGTCGGGCGAGGCTTTGGTAAGCCGCCGTCTCCAGCGAAAAGCGAAACGCTCCGAGTGCCATCATCATAGGGCTAGTCGTAGAGGGCTCCACCGGCCAAAGCGGCCTGTCTGCCGTTGAGGCGGGCAATTACCAAGTCCGCCAGGGTGCGCTCGTTCATCCCGGGCGCGGCGTGGATTGTAACGTTGAAGGTTCTGTTGTCGGATTTCCCGCCCCCGTTGGGGATGATCTGCCCGGACGAACGCGGGGCGAAAATCTCGGGTCCGCGCTCGCCCACAAGGTAACGCTTTCCAGCGGAGACCGGCCCGCCCATTGCGCGGGCACCGTCCACGGTCGGAGCGTCTGCGGGTTTTGCGCTGTCGCCACCGCCGAACCATCCTTTGACTTTCCCGAACGCTTCACCAACGGCCCCGAGCTTGTTGTCGATCCAATTCAGAACCTCCATTGCCTTCGATTTCAGGCCGGTGAATGCGCCCAGCGCGTAGGCTTCGATGGCGGCCCCGAAGCCTTTGACGCTCTCCGTCAGTTCGGCCCATTTCATCCCCAGCAAAATCATTCCGGCGCGGAACACGACCTCCACAGCGGCCCAGTTTTCAACGAGCTTGTAAATCGCAACCCCAAGCAACGCAACGCCCGTGATCATGAGGCCCACGGGGTTTGTCAGCGCGAGTATGGCAACGCCCTTTAATGCGATTCCCAGCGAAACAACGGCTGTGATGAGCGGGGCGAGCTGCACGGCTGCAAGACCGATAAGAACGGTTTTCAGGCCCCCGATGCTGTCGAAAGTCGCTTTGATTTCAGGCCACGCCTTTTTCAGCTCTTTCGCAAAACTTTTGACGCCCCTGTAAGCCTCAAGAAAGCCCTGCCCTATCTGGTTTGCCACTTGTTGAAGGCGTCCGTCTGCTGCCATCGCGTCAACCTCTTTGAGCGTTGCCTCAAGGTCGGCCTTTAGCTCTTGGAACGGCCCGGAGTCCATGACCGCTTGCTTGAAGCGCGTCCATGAATCGCCAAGGTTAGAAATCAAGCCGGACCAACTCCCCGAAAGCTTGTCCATTGCGCCGCCGTATTTGTCGCTCCAAATGGCTTGGAGCGCCTTTTGGATCATTGCGCGGTTTCCGCCTTCCACGGTGCGCTGCGCCTGTTTCCCGGCTTTCGTGGTGTAACTGTAAATGATGCGCGAGCCGTCTTTCGCTGCTTTGATTCCGAACTCTTTCAGGCGCTCGTTCTCGCCCGTGGTTGCGTCTGCGATGGCCTCCACGGCCTGCATCATCGGCTTGCCCATCGCGGAGGCCGTGTCTCCCAGCGTCTTGAGGAGGCCCGTTTTTACAGGGTCCATTCCGTAAGCGCGCAACTGCACAAACGCCTCCGTGACGCCCGCAACGTCGTAGGGCGTTTTTTTCGCAAAATCGGAAATCCACGCTAGCGATTCTTTGGCCTTTTGCGCGCTGCCTTCGAGGGTTTCAAGAACAAGCTGGAATTTTTCCGTCTGCGCTGCTGTGTCGAGAAATGATTTCGCCGCAAGCCCAGCCGCCCCAGCGCCCGCCAAGCCTGCACCAGCCGCAAAGGTCAGGCGCGAAGCGACGCCTCCAAGTGCCCCGCCCACGTTGGCGGACTTGATGCGGTTTAGGGCGCGGATGTTTCGCTCTGTGCGGCGGATTTGTCCGTTGAGCTTCTCAAGGCTGCGCGCCGCCTGGACGCCTCCTAGGCCTTTGCCAATCTGGCTCGAAAGCCTTTTCGATTGCCCCTCAAGACTCTTGAGGCTGTCCCCTAGTTGCTTCGTGTTCCCGCGAAGAGTCGCAAACGCGGTCTTGAGCGAGGAGCCGATGCCGCCCCCAACTTCGATAACCGCTTTGAATTTCTTCTCCTCAGCCATTTTTCGGAATCATGCGGATGAATGCGACAAAATCGGAAAAGCTGAGTCGCCCGATGTTGTCGGGCTGCCAGCCTGTGTGCGCTGCAAGCACGAGGACCGCTCTAAGCAGTTCCTCGCGCTCTATTCCAAAGGGCTGCCGCCCTCCTCGTCCTCGGTGAGCTTGGCGAATGCTTTCTGCACGCGCTTGTAATCGCGGAGGGTCAGCGAGCGGATGACGGATGGGTCCACTTCGCAGAGGTTCGCAAAAAGGGAGAGCTCCTGGTCCTCGGGGCTTTTGCCCGCGCTCTTTTTCACGACCAGCATGTCCTCCACGGTCGGCTCGCGCATTGCCAAGGCGTCCACGCTCACCCCGTCAATCTGCGCGGGCCTGCTGAGTTGAATGCGTTCGCCGGAAAATGTCTGTTTCATTGGTTAGATGCCGATGGCGGAACGCTGCGAGGCGAGGCGGTCGGACCCGTTGACAATGCGAACCATATTCACGGCGTCGATTTCGTGGAGGGTTCGCCCGGCCTGCTCGTATTTGTAAGCGCGCAAATCGAGAGTGAAGGTGAGCGTGCTTTTTTCGCCCGCTTTCCATTGCCCCGGCTCCACGCTGCGGACGATGCCGCCCATTGTCACCTTGACC